ACACGCGCCACACGAACCGCGGCAACGACACATGGGCCGCGCTCACCACGGGGCAAAAGGAAGAAGCACTCAGGCGGGCGACTGATTACATGGAGCAGGCCTACCGCGACCGCTGGAAGGGCTATCGGCAGGTTACGACGCAGGCTCTGTCATGGCCGCGCAACAGCGTCGTCGTCGACGAGTTCGTGTATATACACACGGACATCGTACCGGCAGATGTTGCGAACGCCTGCGCCGACCTCGCCCTCAAGGCTGCAGCCGATGACCTGAACGCGGATCTGACGCGGGGCGTCGTGCGCGAGAAGGTCGGGCCTATTGAGACCGAATACGACCGCTTTTCCCCGCAATCCACGCGGTTCCCGGCGATCGACATGATGCTCGCTCCATACCTCACCGGGGGTGGCGCAAATGCGCGCTTGGTGCGCGCATGAGCTACGCCGACACTCGCTCGTCTGCCGACCGGCTGATTGCCTCGAAAGGGCAGGCGATCACCCTCACCCGGCAGGCTTCGCAAACCTATGACCCTGCAACAGGTTCGGCGACAATCACCACGTCCACTCAGTCGGGTCGGGGGGTGATCTTGCCGTTCAGCGCATTCAGGAAAGCACAAGGCAACGTGGTCGAGGGCGACCAGCAATTGCTGCTGTCTGCGCTCACGAGCAGCGGAACCGTGCTGACCGCGCCGCACGTCGACGACACGGCCACCGATGCGAACAGCAACGTGTGGAGCATCGTGTCGGTCGATCCGCTTTCTCCCGGCGGAACCGACCTCATCTACGACTGCGTGATTCGGAGGGCGGCATAATGGGCGCCTTCTCTCATCAGCTTCAGGTATTCGCCGAGAAAACGGGCAAGAAGGCGGACCTGTTCGTCGGGCGCGTTGTCATTGGCGTTTCCGGCGAACTCGACCGTCGCTCACCTGTCGGCGATGCGGCTTACTGGAAGAACCCAGCGCCCAAGGGTTATGTCGGCGGTCGCTTCCGCGGCAACTGGCAGCTGGGCGTCGGCTCGATCCCCGGCGGCGAGACGGGCCTGATCGATCCATCAGGCGCCCAGGCGCAGGGCCGCATCATCGCCAGCATTCCCGAGAAGGCATCGGGCCAGGTCTATTACCTGATGAACAACGTGCCTTACGCGCGGCGCATCGAGGATGGCTGGTCGCGGCAGGCACCGCAAGGCCTCGTCGGTCTCACCACGATCATGTTCCAGCGCATCGTCGATGAAGCGGTGGCAGCATGAGCATCGTCGCCATCCGCGCCGCCCTCGAAGTCGCGCTCGCCGCCATGTCGCCGGCATTGGCGACGGCCTACGAGAACGCGCCTTACACGCCGGTTGCAGGTACGGCCTATCAGCAGGTGTGGCTGCTCCCTGCCACGCCCGCAAACATCGAGTTCTCGAGCGTCTATCGCCAGGACGGCCTGCTTCAGGTGGATCTCAAATATCCGCTGAACGCCGGTCCTGCAGCTGCCGCCGCACGGGCCGAGTTGTTCCGCACAACCTTCATTCGGGGCGCGTCCTTCACGGCGTCGGGCGTGACCGTTCACATCAACGGAACGCCGGAAATCATGCCCGCTCGTATCGAGGAGGACCGCTACGTCCTGCCTGTGCGGGTGCCCTTCTACGCACACATCAGGAGTTAGGAACATGACCGTCGCACAGGGCATTAACAGGACGTTCGCCTACAAGAAGCAGACCGCGCTCGGCTCGGCCGCTTCCGGCTCCGGCGGAACGCTCCTGCGCCGCGTAACCGCGAACCTCAACAACACCAAGGACACGTACGAGAACAACGAGATCGTGTCCCATCAGCAGGGCACGGGCTTCACCTACGGCATCGCCAAGTCGGGCGGCACGCTCAACGGCCTGCTCTCGGGCACGTCGTGGATGCCGTTCCTCGGCTCGCTGTTGCGGAAAGACCCGGCGGCGACCTCGGCGATCACCTCGCTCTCGCTCACCATCGCGGCGTCGGGCTCGAACTACACGATCACCCGCTCGGCCGGCGACTTCCTCACCGGCGGCATCAAAATCGGCGACGTGATCCAGCTTTCGGGCGGGTCGCTGAACTCGAACAACGTGAGCAAGAACATCGTGGTCGTCGGCGTGACCTCAACGGTCATCACCGGCAACGTGCTCAAGAGCGGTGGAACGCTGACCGCGGAAGGCCCGATCGCCTCCTGCACCGTTACCGTCATGGGCAAAAAGACGTGGGTTCCGACTTCGGGCTTCACGAACGATTACTACACGTTCGAGGACTTCGACTCCGACCTCACGCTCAGCCGTGTCTATCCCGACATTCAGATCGGGCAGGCCGAGATCCAGATGCCGGCGACGGGCAACGTCACGATCAACCACACGCTGGTCGGCCTCGGCGCCTGCAACAAGGGCGGGTCGCAAATCCTGACCTCGCCCTCGGCTGCTCCCACGACCGACGTGTTCGGCGCGGTTGCCGGCGCGGTGTACGTCGCTGGCGTCCGCTACGGCACGATCACCGGCATGAACATCACGATCAATGGCAACGTCACGCAGGGCGAGGCCACGATCGGCTCCAACACCATCGCGGACGTGCAGCGCGGGCGCATCGTGGTCACGGGTTCGTTTACGGCGGTGTTCGACGCGGAGACGTTCGCTACCCCGTTCGACAACGAGACGGCGACCTCGCTCATCCTCGTGCTGGCCGATGCCCGCACGGACGCTGCGAACACGATGTCGTTCGTGATGAGCAACGTGAAGCTGTCGAGCACGGATCGCGACGACGGCGAGAAGCAGCTGGTCGGCACCTACAACTTCACCGCGGCATACAACGGATCGGGCGGCGCTTCGCTCGCGAACCTCGCCACGATCATCAGCGTCCAGGACAGCCAGGCCGCCTAACTGAATTGGGGTGGAGAGCGCCCCTGACTTTGTTCCCCCGGCTCTGCTCTCCGGGGTCGGGGGAACACCAACGGAGAGCAATGACATGAGCAAGACAAAACGAATTGACCTCGCCAGCCTCGACACTGCCGCAGCGTGCGACAAGGGTTTCGAGCTGGAACTGAAGCATCCGATCACGCACGAGCCGATCGGCGCGTTCATTTCCGTGGTCGGGAAGGACAGCAAGACCTTCGATGATTTCGTGAGGCGCCAGTCGAATGACCGCCTGCGCCGCTCGTTCCAGAATCAGCGCAGGGGCAAGGACGCGGAAGCCCCGACCGTCGAGCAGATCGAAGCCGATGCAATCTCGCTCCTCGTGGCCTGCACGATTGGCTGGCGCGAGATCGAACTGAATGGCGCGGAACTGCCGTTCAACGAGGCGAATGCCCGCAAGCTCTACACGGAGCAAAAGTGGGTCCGCTCGCAGGTCGACGAGGCGATCGGCGACATCGAAAATTTTATGCCGGCCTAGCGGAGGAGTTCATGGCCTTCGTGCGGCATCAGTTTGAGCTCAGCAAGCCGCAAGACGACGGAAAGCCCCTGATTGTGCACCTGCAGCTGGTCTCCGAGAAGATGGGCCGCCCGCATCCGATGCTCGTCGGGGGGCCTGAACTCCCTGACGGACTGCAGAGTCTGTGGGCCACGTTCCTCGAGCTTCACGAAAGCCGGGGATCGACCGGCTGGGGACCGCAGCGGATCACCTTCCTCGACCTGTTCGCCCGAGGGGCAATCACGGGCCACAAGCTTGCGCCCCGCGAGGTCGATCTCATCCGCAAGGCTGACAACCTGTGGCTCGCCGAGTTCGCGCCCAAGCCGAAGGAGACGACGTGACCGACCTCGCCTCCCTCGGCATCCAGATCGACGCACGCTCGGTCCCCCAGGCAGTCGGAGAGCTGGACAAGCTCACGGCTGCAGGCGGTCGGGCGGAAGCGTCTGTTGGGAGCCTCAGCCGCCAAACCAAGGGCGCGTCGGCAGCGGCTGCGGAATATGCCTCCCACGTTCAGACGATGGCCCGCAACGCGACCATCGCAGGGAATGGGATCACGGGCCTCGGCAAGGCGACCGGGCTCGCGGCTTACCAGGCGCAGAACCTCGCGTTCCAGATCAACGATGTCGTGACCGGCCTCGCCTCGGGACAGGCGCCGATGCGTGTGTTCGCTCAGCAGGGCGGGCAGTTCTTCCAGATTTTCCAGCAATCAGGCCTTGGCGTGCGCGGTTTCGTGACCTCGCTGCTGGAGATGATCGGCGTCCTCAAGGTGACGAGGGATGCGGAGCTGGCCGAGGAAGCAGCGAACGCGGCAGCCGCGGCGGCAGCGGTCAAAGGTGCTGCCCAGCGCGCGGCGGCGAACATCGCGGCGGCGGACACGGAACTCGCGCTCTCCCACGCTGCAATCAAGACAGCGACCACGACCGAAGCGCTCGAAGCCGCGCAGGCTCGGCTCGCCAAGGCTCATATTGCCGTAGCGGCAGCGTCCGCTGAGGCGGCAACGGCAGAAACCGCGCTTGCTGAGGCGCAGGCTCGCGCGGCGACCGCAGCGGAGGCATCGGCGGCCAAGACTGCCACTTCCATCGGATTGCTCGGCAGGGCGCTAGGCGTGACCGCAGTAGTGGCTGGCACCGCTTTCGCGGCGCTGAAGCTGTTCCAGAGCGAGCTGAACGACCAGGCGCCGGCGAACGCCTTCATCGCCTCGCTCGGTCTCACCCACAAGGAGATGAAGAAGCTCAAGGACACGACCGTCACCACGGGCGACATCTTCACGGGCCTGTGGAAAACGATCGCGGCTCGCACTGGCGTCGATAAGTCCATCGCCGATTTCCGCTCATTTATGATCCGCGCCTTCTCCGATGCCCTGAAGGGCGCAGGCAGGGCGATGGCGGACATCTACGGCGAGGTCGTCGGCACCTACCGCGCGATCGGCAAGGTATGGGACGGCTTGCCGGCGATGTTCGCGGCGACGTTCGCGCGAGCCGTGAACGCGGCAGCCGAAAAGCTCGAAGGCTTCATCAATGGCGCCATCGGGGGCGTCAACGCCTTCACGGCAAAGATCAACGGTATCCTCGGCGTCAACCTGTTCGGCACAATCGGGACCATCGCCCTTCCGCGCCTGCAGGGAGCGTTCGGCAAGTCGTTCGGCAATATCGGCGGAATCATCAAGGGCGAGATCAAGAGCGCCACGGCGGAAGCGCAGGGGTTCATCAACGGCTTCGTGGATGACGTGGCGCGCTATGCCATCGAGGCGCGCAATGCTCGCGTGAGGGCGCAGGCCGAGGACATCATCGGCGACCGGAGCGAGAAGGCGGCGAAGGCGCACCGCGACCGCGCGAAAGCCGCCAACGACGAAGCCGACGCGCT